TTATAATATAATATAATATACAATAAATAAAATAAACAATGGTTTTAGAAAATGTATGCGCACCAGCACTTTTATATTTAGCATTTTCGATTATTCAAATAATTATTGATATGTACCGCGGCGATACAATACAGGCTTTTTTTAAGTTTATTGTCATGATAATTTTCACGATAGTTCTTAATGCAATATGTAATAGCGGTATGACCATAATTTCATGGTTTATTGTTTTTATTCCTTTTATTTTAATGACTTATGTTACTACTATTTTATTCTTTATTTTCGGAATTAATCCTTCAAAAATGAAACCAGCTGATAAAAAATGCTGGGAAACAAAATTTGGATGTTGCGATGATGGTATAACTACAAAAGAAGACCCGTCAGGAAGAAGTTGCCCGCGTATGCGGATAGCGAATGTATTAAAAATAACTGAACCTACAGCAGCAAATAATAAAGATAACCACTACTTGTATCCAAAAGGCAGAAGCTCGCGTGATTATTCAATCGGCGGAGGAAGTGTAAGTACGCATAAAGGATACCATAGAGACAATAATAAAGACAATGACTATTATGACGCTAAGAGGTTAGGAAAATTTATAGACATGTTAAAAAGTGATACTATACCAGACGGACTGGATAGTAAGATTGCATATTTAAAATCTAAATTAAATAAATCTGACTGGAAGGATGATAAAGAAGTACAGGATAAAATATCAAGTGTATCTAAACCGGTTACTCCCGATTTACAAGATAAATCAATAATTAGTTATCTTTTGTCATTATTGGCTCAGACACAACCCAAATTAGTAGCCCCACCATCAGGAACAACCCCAATAATAGCACCAGGAGGAGGAACAGCCCCGGCACCAGCTCCAGCTCCAGCTCCAGCTCCAGCTCCAGCCCCAGCACCAGCGCCAGCACCAGCCCCAGCACCAGCTCCAGCTCCAGCACCAGCACCAGCCCCAGCTCCAGCTCCAGCTCCAGCTCCAGCACCAGCACCAGCACCAGCACCAGCACCAGCACCAGCACCAGCACCAGCACCAGCACCACGACCTTAAATTAATTTATAGTAAATATTTGAATATTAATATATTTATTTTATAATATTATTAAAATACTCAATTACCAAAATATAATATTTATGTAAAAGATTTAAACATATATAAATATTATAATACACAGTTACAAATAGTATTTGCGGAAATGAGAAATCATACTTATATGTCTCCCACCAACGAACAAATGAACGTTACATTTTTTAACTACTTTAGCACACTCTCTTTAGGACTAATGTGTTACTCGTTTTTTAATCCAGGATTTGTCTTTGATTTGTCGATGTTTTTAGCATATGGATTTGCGAAAACCATGATTACTGGTTGCCATGTATATAGTAAATATATTTATACGCCATATAGAAAACATATTAAGAAACCCCTGATGGAAATTTTGAATATTGATGATGGACTCTATGAAATAGAGATTGTTAAAGACGGACATGTTATTCATAAATTTAAGACAATGTCGGATTTTATTAAATATAATCCTATCGAATTTATTAATGAGGGTTCAGATGCCGACTATAACTCAGAATCAGGTTCTGACGAGGAAGGAGATGAGTCACCATCACCATCACCATCACGGTCAAAATCACAATCACCGTCACATATAGATTCTAATATAAAAGTCGAAACACCAGTAGATGCCGACCTTACACACGAAACAGTTGATGTTCATGAAGCCGAATCTCATGTGGACCAAACAAGCAAGAGCGATGAATACGATGACGAAGAGGTTGACACCGATGATACCGAGAACGTGAACGATACTGATAACTCAAATGATGATAGCCTTATTTTAGAACCTAGTAAGTATGACTTCGTTCTAAGGAATATTTACTTTGAAGACGACGCGGTAAATACGCCATTTGGTTACTGTTTGAAATACGAAACTTTCCGTAAAACTGATATGAAACCTGAACACTATACGTATGAAGAAATGAAAAATATGGTATCAAAACGACGATTTATCGGAATACATATTAATACAGAAGGAAAAGACTATGTTATTAATTTGACAAATCCGGTAAATTATTATCTTGTAAACAATACAATCCTGGATTATTCATTTATCAAAATGTACCTCCTTAACCGTTATAGCGTTACTTTAGGAAATACTTATAAATTATCATGTATCGATAACTGTATTGAAATGTATACTATCGAACAAGGCAAGAAGTTTTTTGTAAAGAAAGATATGTTCAAAGTAGTAGATGATGAAACTTATAAATTTGTCGATGAGTCTGATGGGTCCGATGTGTCTGATGAGTCCAATGGGTCCAGTGGGTCCAATGTATCCGAACCTGGTGACAATGCTAATTCAACCCAAGACTCTGGTGATGCTTTAACTGAAGCAGATATTGAAATTGTTGAGTGTAACTATAACAGTCAATGAATAGTCAATGAATAAAACAAATAAATTTAACAATTAAATTTAACAATTAAATTTAACAATTAAATTTAACAATTAATAAATAAAGTATATTATAAACCTATATAGAAATATATGCTTATAATATATCATAATGGTTGATAGTGATACTCATAATTCTCCTATTGTATTGAAAATGAATAATGACGTGAATACATTAGACGAAAAATCCAGCGAATCCAATAATTTACATAAATTATCTGATACATGGATATTATGGGCACATCTTCCACACGACACTGACTGGAGTATTAAAAGCTACATTAAAATATGTTCTTTTACTACTATCGAAGAGACCATATCCATTATAAACGTACTTCCGGCAAAATTAGTCACAAACTGTATGTTATTTATAATGCGCGAAGGTATCACCCCGACATGGGAAGATCAGCGCAATCGCAAAGGTGGATGTTTTTCATATAAAATTAGCAATAAAGATGTTTCGCAGGCATGGAAAGAACTTACTTATGTTTTCTCCTAAGAAAAATTTTTGTATCGTCAAAGTATGGTTGGCAAGTTGCGAATTTAGAGATTCTAGTGTAATTAAAGAGTTACACGGAATATCGTCTCACGGTTGTTTGTTTAAAGAACATATGCCTGAGTATTAATAAATTACAATTCACGATTACACAATATTATATCAATATTATATCAATACTTGAACTATTGATATAATAGCATAATAGCAACACCAACTATATGATATATGATATATATGATATATGTTATATGTTATATGGTTTACGAAGAAGGCAAAGGAGAAAGCGCAAGCTTAACTTCACCCAAACTTGCAACATAATATTTAATAACTAGAGGCAAGTCATTCTCCAAATACATTTCTATCTGGCTACATAGGTTCGTACATTTAATAAAATAACTCAAATTTTTAAGTGAAAACTCGCCTTGAATAATTTTATTCGACGACTGCTTCTGAATAAATTTCATACTGTCATCGGATTCCACTCGCCGCACTTCCGCCGTAGCAAATTGACCCGAACATTTGAAAATAAGCTCATTCCCTACCGACTTAATCTCCAACTTCTCTGACAAATACGACAAGTCGCGAATAATCTTCTGAAAATCAGCCGAAGGCAAATTGATTACCGATGAAAATACAACATTTGGCTCCTCGAGTTCCTCAGAATCCGGCTCGATTAGTCGCAACTTCTGCGTCTTACACTGCTTAATATCTCCATTCTCAAACTTAAGCCCCAGATGAGATACAATACCATCATTGTAGTCTTTCTTCTCAATATATATCGTCAATGTATCATCATTGTCAATCGAATTAATAAGCTTAAACAAATGAAACATGTTCACACCTATAATAATCTTCTCCTTATCGCACTCATATAGCTCGAAGTTTTCAGCAGCTAGATGCAGATGCGCCAACATCGTATGCGACTTGTCCATATTGATAATACGAATTCCATCCTTCTTAAATGTAATATTTGTCTCCAATAAAATATCCTTTAGCGCCGTCATTAGTGTCCTAAATGGTGCAATCTGAACCGTCTTGATTGTAAGAACATTGTCTGGATTACTCATCCTTGATTTTATA